ATGCCAGCTAGTTGTTCGTCAGTCATTGTTTTCTCCCTTGATAAAATTAATCCATCCGGCGACCGCTGCCAATAACAGGCAGGCGATAACGATGCTAATTGCTGATAGCACTATAAAATACGTCACAGTGCGCCGAGAATTGCGATTAGTAATTCGGCTAATTCTAACATTAGAATAAGCTCCCGATTATAAGCCAAATGTAGGCCGCAGCAAATATAGCTGCCAGCGCGAAGAAATTACCGATATGCTCTTTCATTTCTCTCCCCATTTCTTACGTAGTTTTAAAACGGCGGCGTCAAATTCCGCGATATTATCCTGGTGGACCAAAATACATTTATTACGGTATCCGGCTTTTTTCATCTTCGAAGAATACGCCTGTTGCGCCTTCTTCCGTTTAGCGATAGTTTCGGCTTTATTCTTCATGTTTTCGGCTCCAAGTAGATACGCCATCCCTCATCCATCCTGGCACTTGATATACCAAGATTGATATATGCGGCGGCTCTGGCGTAGCGTTTAACGTCGAGTGAATTTTGCACCCAGATAGTAGTATTCCGGGTCATGTTTTTGAGGTCTTGGATTTCCAAGGCGTATTTTTCCATGCCATAGTTGCTCATATCAATCTTCAAACATTTGGCTTATTACGGTGTCGATATGCGCCTTGGTGAAGTTGCGGCCCTTGGCATATGCTCTATATGCTTTTTCAGCGTCGATACGGTCCAGCTTCGCGCTTTCTCTCTTGGCGCTTTCTATCCACTTGATATTCGCGGCGCGGGTTTCCTTCCGCTTCTGTCGTAGATGGGCCAACCAGTTTGAAATCCGTATTTCATGTATTTTGGTGATTTTGATGGTTTTGCTGGCGTCAGCAACCCTTCCCATTTCTTCCAGCCTTTCGTCAGCGTCTTCTACTAATATACGGCTATATTTGTGGACTACCGGATGCGGCGATGAGGTCAGGTCCATCCACCAATTCAATTTATTTTTCCGGTAATTCCTAACCCATGCATCTGATTTCGGTTTCATATCAAATTCCTCTGAGCTAATACCTTATAAGCAACGTCGATGATTGAAGGCCAGAAGCGCTGTTGGTTGTGATAGATAAACCAAGCCGTGGCGAGTTGTTTACCTGTCATCGTCCGCCTCCTCAATTGCTCGGTCGCAAATCAGGTTTTCTAGGCAGTTATAACTATCCGCCGTATCCTTGCGGCGGGTGCGGATATATAGGTCGTCAGGGTCAAAGTAAATATCTGTATTGGCGATGGTGCATTCGGTAATAACCACCTCGCCGCCTTCCTCCGGGTAGCAATCTTCGGGAGGGCCGTACAGCTTGGCCGGAACGATAGGCTCGACGTCTGCTGTAATATCCAGCGGTACGCCGTTTTCTAATTCGTATTGAAAAAAGACCTCAGTCATTTGCTTACTCCTCTATTTCTATTACTTGACGGAAACTCCAAAAATTTAATTTCTGCAACATCAGCCCCAAGTTTCATAGTGATTAAAGTGTTAAGATATTTCATAGTAATACAAAAACCTTTGGTCATTTTGACAAAGACAAAACCTTTTGATTCTACAAACTTTTTGACTTGAGAGATGTAGTCTTTGAAATCTTCATAGTCTTTTTCGTCTTGCCACCTGTCTTTCAAATACAGAAGCACATCGACATTTGATTCAAACATATCATTAACTAAATTTTGTGCTTTATTTGTCATTTTCTTTCTCCTCTATTTTTATTAATTGTTAGACAAGAATTTAAATTGTATGTGTCGCCCATCGGCCTTTTTCTTGCCGCCACCATCCAAATGAATCCAATTGCCACGCAGGATTCCAGTAAATTCTTGTTCGCCAATGCGCCGGGGTCGGCGTCTTGACCCGCCCCAAAGGGTGTATTCACCGGCAACCGCACGTCCCCCCGGTTCGGTTTGTTTTTTGTCGGCGCTTATTTTGTCGCGCCATTCGTTTTGGTCATCGGTGCCTATCTCATTCCATTTCTCGACCAGTTCCGCCGGATCATAAAAGTCTATTTTATTAAACCATTCGCCGCCGGAGTGATGCCACTCAGCGGCTTCCCAAAAACCGGACTTCGCTAACTTCATGGCTGCGCTTTTTGTTTCAGCCCAACCGGCCTCAACCAAGTTGCTTTTTGTGATCTTGGACAATGGCTTGACCCCGCGAGAATATGCGTCCAACGCGTTATGAGACATTCCGGCGTCGAAATCATAGCCGTTCCCACGGCCCTCATAAAAATCGTTATAATATGTGGTCATTTTCTTTCTCCTCTATTCTATTTCATCCACGGGATATCAAGCCTGATATCTTCCAGCCGCTTGACGGTTGCCCGTGCCGAGTTCTGGAGGCCGGTGGCCCCATCTATGCACCAACCTTGGTTGGTGCAATCGGAGTAATACTTGGCGTCCGAAATCCATTCGCGGAGTTCGGAGTAGTTGACTCCGAAAGTAACAAGCCGCTTAGTGCGCTTGGTTTCGGAGCCGGTGGGCAAACCACGTTCGGCATGATCGTCTGCAAATTTAATTGGGATTTGAACTTCGATGGTGTAAGCATTTTTCATGAATTTGTTCATTTTCAATCTCCTCTAATTGCTTTCACCCTTAAAGGCGCTGCTAATTTAATAGCCAGCGCCGGTTGGGGGTTGAGGTGGTTATGTTAAGCTGCTTTTACCTTGCGTTTGCGGGGCGTTCCCGCTTTTGTTAAATTGGCTTGATATTCAAGCGCGATTTGGCGTTTTGCGGTTTTTTCTTCGGCGCTTTGGCCTATACGTTCCGCACTATCTGTAGGGCGATGGTTTTGGCACTTACCCATCTTAGGGTGTTCCGTTGAAATTATTACGCCGCCCTCTTTAACTTCAACCTTAGTAACCGCCGCAAAAAACCGCGTCATATTCCCGCCGCCGTAAACGTGTTCTTCTTGGAGAAAATCACCTACTTTAATTTCTGACGCCGGTTTTGTATAAAGCGAATGGAGATAGCTTTGGGCTGCTTGGCCGCGCTTGGTCAAAACCTCACCCTTGCCGCGACACTTAAAGCACATAGAACCATGACGCTGGCACCAACTATATTCGCCGCTGCCGCCGCACCTAGAACAGGTTTTGCTTTCAAATAATAATGTCATTTTCTTTCTCCTTGTTGTGTTGGTCTCGATCTACAATGTATTCGATCCTTTAAGGATTGTCAAACATTATTTATCTATAAAAGATTTTTGTTGAAAAATAAATTTAGATAGAATAAGATGCCAAAAGAATTGGAACCGAGGGGCGCGTGTAATATTCAATAAGCGCAAGGTCGATCTTCTTACCTGTTGAACCCCTCGGCCCTAAACTTTCAGCAAAATAGAAGATAGGGAAAGACACAACGAAAGGAGATAGCAATGTCAAATATTGCTTTACACGACGTGACCGATTTAACACCCCAAGAAATCGCGGAATTTCCAACCTCACTAATGGCTGATCTAGCCGCCCAACTCAAAGCCGCTCAGGAACATATTAAAGAAGTCAAGACCGCGCTCGATGCCGGAGCTGAGGAAAAGTATTCTTCTACAGCCGCCGACCTTCGAGACTTCGAGGGCAAAGACACCGGCACGGTCAGATGGGATGATGGCGAATATACTATCGTCGCTAACCTGCCAAAAAAACCAAAGTGGCAGCAAGCCACTTTAATCGCCATCCTAAACGATATGGACCCGGACGTTGCTGCTCATTACGTTAAGGCGGAATACAAAGTCGAAGAAAAGAAGTTCACCGCCGCGCCGCCAGGCATCCACGCACAGCTAATGCCAGCCAGAACTTTAGAAATTGGCAAACCAACTTATAAGATTGAGGAGACAACAAAATGAAAATCATCACAGCAGAAGAACGCGCTGCTGAAAAGACGACCATCAACGGCGTTATAGGCGGCAAAAGCGGCATAGGCAAGACCAGCCTATTGTGGACGCTCGAAGCCGAAAGCACTTTATTCTTCGACTTAGAAGCCGGTGGCCTCGCAGTCGAAGGCTGGGCCGGGGATACCATAAGACCGCAAACCTGGGCCGAGTGCCGAGATTTCGCTGTCTTTATCGGGGGACCTAATCCGGCCCTTCCAGATGATCAGCCATTTTCAACGACGCATCACAATAGCGTCTGCGAAACCTTCGGTGACCCGAAATCCCTAGATAAATATCAAACGGTGTTTATCGACAGCATCACGGTCGCCGGGAGGCTTTGCTTTACATGGGCTAGCCAACAGCCGGAGAGCTTTAACGCTCAAGGCAAGCCTGACGTCCGTAACGCCTACGGGCTGCATGGCCGCGAAATGATAAAGTGGCTGACCCATCTTCAGCATACCCGCGACAAAAACGTGTGGTTCGTCGGCATCCTTGACGAAAAAACAGATGACTATAACCGCATCATCTATTCGCTTCAAATCGAAGGCGCGAAAACCGGCATGGAGCTTCCTGGGATTGTCGATGAAGTCATCACGATGGCGGAGGTTCCGCTATCTGATGAAGTCACCGCCCGCGCCTTTATCTGCCAAACCATTAACCAATTCGGCCTGCCCGCCAAAGATAGGTCTGGCCGTCTCGACGCTATTGAGGAGCCTCATCTTGGCAAGTTAATGGCGAAAATCTCGCAACCTCTAGTTCGTGGTAATCTCAACACCGAGATGCCTATTGTTGAAATTGAAAGTGAAGGAAACTAAAATGGAAGACTTTAACCACGCAGACACGCAATCCTCCGGCTTTGATATAATACCGGACGACACCATCGCAACTTTTATCGGCACCGTTAGACCCGGAAGCGCAGGCGACGGCGGGTGGCTTACTCAAGGTAAACCGACAGCCAAATCCCATTCCGGTTGGCTCTGGCTCGATATGGAGTTCGTAATCATCGGCGGTCCATACGACAAACGGAAAGTTTGGCAAAAGTTTATGTGGCATAATGCTCAACCCGCCGACGGCGCAGCCGAAGGGGCGGAAAAAGCCGCAAATATTAGCCGGTCGAATATCCGAGCTATGATCGAAAGCGCACGTAATGTTATGCCTGATGATCATTCGCCGGATGCTCAAGCCAAACGTCAAATCAACGATTTCGGTGCGCTTAACGGTATGACCTTTCGTGCTAAGTTAGGTATTGAAGAAGGCAGCGATGGCTATGATGATAAGAATAACATCAAATTCTTTATCACGCCGGATCAATCCGAGTATGCCGGCGAACACGTGCCGCCAACTCAAATGGCCACTCCAGTAGCCGCTACACCTGTCCCGGCCACCCCGGTAGCCGCTACGCCACCGGCGCAGCAACCAATACCACCCGCTTCTGGAGTACCGGCGTGGGCGCAAAAATAATGGCTAATAAAAAAGGAGGGGCGAAAGCCTCTCCTCTTTCTTTAGATGATGAGTTACAGGCCGAGGCTACTAAAAAAGCTGGTGAGGCAATGCACCCGCTATTACAGCAATTTATCGAACACGATTTTAAACGGCCTATTTCTTCCCTCTCGCCAAATGATATAGAGTGGCTTGCCGTCGCCGCGATAACAGGTTGGGTATTATCCCGCGCTAAACAACACAAAAAATACGGCGGCGACATCGGCGAACTAATAAGGAAGATTGAAGTATGATCGACAAAACAGAAGAAGATAAAAAGCGCCTGCGCTACGCTCGGCATCGAATGACAGAAATAATTGCCGAAATCGGTTTTAATGTAGCGCCGATTAATTACACCGAAGATCAAATTAACACGCTTGTCGAGGCCGCAATCGATGGCTATATCGAAGCCGACAGCGCAATAGATGAGGTGCCTTGGTGATGGAAGAAACAATTCAAGACATAGCCAATGAAGACCTAACAACAACATATTTAGAAAAAAAATGGGGCTGCACGTTTAGAAGGTTTGGAGCATATTCTCCTATTGATTTTTCACTACACAAAAACGGAAAACTAATTGCTGTCGCGGAATTTAAACGCCGCCATAGAACACGAACAGAGTTTGATGACATTTATTTAAACCTTCAAAAATGGATGAGTTTACAGTTTACATCTTTAGGGCTTGAAGTTCCTGGCTTGTTTATTGTCGCATTCAATGACGGTATTTTCTGGTGTGATATTGCAACGATAGACCCGTCTAACCATCGTGTAACAGGTAGAACTGACAGGGGAAGGAAAGCCGACATTCAACCTGTCATTAAAATCCCAACTGGAGTAATGATAGATGCTCGACTTTAATTCACGCCCCAAACAAGGGGACATATCCGACAAGTTCCTGCAATACATAGACGCTGCGATGCAGGAAAAAAACAAGCAGCAAACCCCGCGCAACTATGTCGGCGTGTCAATGATCGGCGCGTCTTGCGAACGTCAGGTTCAATACGGCTACCTCAATACGCCAAAAGATAAGGGCAAAGAGTTCTCCGGCGTCACGCTTCGCAAGTTCGGCGCTGGTCACTATTTCGAAGACGACACCGCCGAGCTAATCCAAGCCGCAGGATTCGAACTAAAAACTATTAAGCCAGACGGTTCGCAATTCGGTTTCTCAACATTAGACGGTAAATTCGCTGGACACGTTGATGGCGTATTCACCAGCGGCCCGGACTTCTTAAAATATCCGGCGCTATGGGAACATAAAGCGACAGGCAATAAATCTTTTAATAAACATAAGAAAGAACAGTTAGCCATCGCCAATCGGATTTATGCTGCTCAAGTAGCTTTATATCAGGCCTATCTCGACTTAACCGATAATCCCGCCGTTTTCACCGTTAGAAATACCGATACCCAAGAATTACATTTCGAGCTTGTTCCATTTAACGCTCCTTTAGCCCAAGAAATGAGCGACCGCGCTGTAAAGATAATCCAAGCCACCGAAGCTCAAGAGCAGCTACCGCGCAACGCTAAATCAAAAGACCACTTCGAATGTAAATGGTGCGACTTCCAAGAAAGGTGTTGGAATGATTAACCGCCTTCACACCATTACCCAGAAAATCCCTCGTGAGGCTTCTGGTTTAAAAGGCGCTCTATTTTGCCATATTGATTTTGATCAGTATGCTAGAGCCGTTGGGGTTAGAGTATCATTTAAACAAAAAGACGCATCAAGCCTGGACAATATTCTTTCTGTCATAGGCGATGCGTTTACGGAGATATTGGATGGACAGAAAGATGGTTGATGAGTTAGAGGAAAGCCTGTTCGGAACTGATCTTTTCGGGGAAACTAAACCCGCAAATGATGGAGGAAAATTAAAAGAAAAATTTATATTGCCGCCGTTTAGCGTATTAAATGCCAGGGAAGGGTGGTGGCAAGAAAGAAAACGTGCTTGGCTTGGTTTAGGCATTGAGAGCGAGTTGGGCCGTGATGATAACGCATTGGGTTTTAGTAATGCTTGTAAGGTCGGATATAAAGAAAAGCCACAAACGGAATTATCAGGCACAAGCGTATTTGACCCCGTATTATGTGAGTTATCATATAGGTGGTTTTGCCCGCCTGATGGCGTAGTGCTTGACCCATTCGCTGGAGGTTCGGTTCGCGGTATCGTTGCCAGCAAGCTAGGCCGCAAATATTACGGCGTTGAATTACGTCCGGAACAAGTAAAAGCAAACCGCGACCAAGGTTTAGAGCTATGCCCCACAAATGGCCCGATATGGCGCGAAGGCGATAGCCGGGATATTGAGAACATATGCGGAGATATACAGGCTAATTTCATATTTAGCTGCCCTCCGTATGCTGATTTAGAGGTTTATTCCGACGACCCGAGGGATATATCAACGCTAGATTACAATGAATTTATAACCGCCTACCGGAAGATAATAGAGTGCACCGTTAATTTGCTAGATGATAATTCATTTGCCTGTTTTGTTATCGGAGATATTCGGAATAAAAAAGGCAATTATTACGGATTTCCGGCGCATACTATTAAGGCATTCCAAGATGCAGGAATGGAATTATACAACGAAGCCGCGCTAGTTACTTCCGTTGGCAGCTTGCCGATTAGAGTAACCCGCCAATTTGACGTTGGGCGCAAGCTAGGCAAAACCCACCAGAATGTTTTGGTTTTCGTAAAGGGCAGCGGGAAAGAAGCCGCCGCAAAAATCAATGAGTGAAGAAACGGTCGTCCAGTATTGGTGGCATACCAAGCCGATACCTGACGGTTGGAAGTTTGTTTGCCGTATGCAGGGGCATCATGGCGCAAGAGCAATTTTAATTAAAAAGATAAACCCAAACAAAACAAAACAGGAGGCAGATAAATGATGTTAGACTTCAACGACGCTCCGCTACAAACCGAACATAAACCCCAAAAGCACCAATACACTATCGAAGAAATAGAGGATGCAATTCTAAAGCAATTCCGAAATTACGTTTTATACCTTTTTCCCCACGCCAGGATCAACAGAGGCCAAGCCCGCATCGGCTCCCTCAACGGCGAACCAGGCGAAAGCCTCTCAATATCTCTAGACGGTCCCGACGCCGGTCAATGGATAGACCACAACACCGACGATAGAGGCAACGCCATCCAACTATGGCAACAATGCGACGGCTTATCATTCGGGGATGCCGTAACCGAAATCAAAAAGTGGCTCGGCCTCAAAGACGGCGCATTAAAAACCTATCCAAAACAAGCCGTCAGAAAAAACCATAAATCCAAACCGCCGGAACAACTCGGCTCACCAGATTTCGAATACCACTATAAAGACGCCGAAGATAAAATCATCGCCACAGTCAAACGATATAACCTCGCAGATGGTAAAAAGACTTTCCGAGTTTGGGACGCCGTAGCAGGCAAAGCCCAACAGCCCACTCCTAAACCCCTCTATAATATTCCCGGCATTATCGACAACATCGACAACGATCACATTATATTCGCCGAAGGCGAAAAAGCCGCCGACCACCTTAACGCTCTAGGCTATACCGCCACCACCCTAATGAGTGGCGGCAACTCCAAGCTAGATAAAACAGACTTTAGCCACATTATCGGTAAAAGCTGCTTATTATGGCGAGATAACGACCCCACGGGACTGAAATGGCAGAACACCCTCTTACCCCACCTAGAAATGCTCGGATGCGCTGTAAGAACGCTTAAAATCCCCCACGATATGCCGGAAAAGGGCGATGCGGCGGATTGCACCCATGAACAGATTAAAAATATTATTCAAACCAAACGCTTCATACTTAAAAAAGCCGGAGAAATTAAAAACACACCACCTCCCAAATTTATCATAGATGGCTTCATCGTCGAAAATAGCCTTGCTTCCATCATCGGACCTTCCGGGTCGGGTAAGTCTTTCGTCGCCCTGGACATCGCTCTAAATGCCGTACACGGCCTAAAATGGCACTCCAAAACCGTCAAGCCTTCATCTTGCGTCTATATCGCCGCCGAAGGCGCTGCCGGTATAGCGTCACGCATTAACGCATTCGATACCAAATTCAAGGTAGATAGCGATAAACGAGACTTCTGGCTTTTACCATCAACCGTCAACCTAGTAGACCCCGCCACCGACGTGCCAGACCTCATAGCCACCCTCGATGAAGCCCAACCAGATATAATCATTATCGACACTCTCGCCCGATCTTTCGCCGGAGGAGAAGAAAACAGCGCCAAGGATATGAGCCTATTCATATCAAACTGCGGCAAGCTACAAGAAAGATACTCGGCTACCGTCATTATTATCCACCATACAGGCAAAGATACCGACCGAGGTGGGCGCGGTTCTTCCGCATTAAAAGCCGCACTCGATACCGAATTCACCATCAAACGCATCGAAGGCACCGAACATTTATCATTTATCAATTCTAAACAAAAAGATACCCAGGAAGCATTCACAATGCATTTCCGCCTCGCCTCAATTGAAGTCACTAACCCCGTAACAGGCGAAATCGAAACATCATGCACCGTTACGGAAGATGAAACAATCTTCGCTGGCAGAAGGCAAAAACTATCCGATAATCAACGCGAAATCCTCTCCGTTTTAGAGAAGGAAAAGCTGCCCCAAACGGTCCAAAATATAGTCGAAAAATCAGGCATCTCAGAGACTACAGTTAAGCGGTTTTTAAAAGATCACTCAAAAGGGCCAAAGGCCATACTCGTTTTAGGCTCAGGCCATACTGAGGGCCACACTGGACCCGAAACTTACTTAATGAAAACAATAGGTTATGAGTAATGTGGCCTTTTGGCCTATTTAAAAGGCCACGGGAAGGCCACACTGCCACCCCCCCTATAAGGGGGTGGCCTTGGCAGAGGGCCAGTTTTTTGGCCTTAAATTTAGCTTAAAATAGAGGATAAAATGACCCAAATAATATACGCTATAGACCCAGGTATCACAGGGGGCATTATAGCTCTCAATTCCGAAAGGCAAATCATCGGAGCCAAACGTATGCCGGTAACCGATTTCTACAACGGTAAAAAACAAAAGAAAAAAATCGTCCACGCATTTGAGTTAATGAAATTCTTCGCAGATCAGGAAATGTTCACCAGCCAACAATCGCAGGTCATCATCGAAAGAGTTCACTCAATGCCAGCACAGGGCGTCACGTCAGCTTTCTCCTTCGGCAGAGCTGCAGGAGCCGCAGAGGCCATTGCCATCGCATCCCTTGGATTATCCAATGTCCATTGGGTAGAACCCCGCATATGGAAACAACACTTCAAACTCGACAGCGATAAAAACAAATCCCAAAATTTAGCTACCGAAATATTCGGCGGAAAACACTGGTCAAGAAAAGTCGATAACGGCATAGCTGAAGCCGCGCTAATCGCTATTTACTTTCTCGACAGAATAAATTAAAATGAAACACGTCCTTATCCATTAGGACGCCTCCCTGTTTTAACCTCTCCCCTTGAGGTTGATAAACTACCGCCGGGGGTGCCAGCATTCCTTCGGCGGGTTTTTTAGGAGTTACTTTGGTAAACGGCAAATCAAGCAAAGTTCCGGCGAAGGAAATGGAAGTCGAATATGTCGAAGCAATCCGCATCTTTCGTGGCCTGCTTGAAAGAAATTTTGATTACCACCAGATAGCCAGTGTAATGGAACACTTCGGCGACATGTTTGTGGATTACGCAAAGGCTCATAATGAGGCGCAGCGAATGTCAAAAGATGTCAAGGCGGCAATGAATTAATGGAAATAAACCAGACACCAATCGACACGGTTATCCCATACGTTAGCAACAGCCGTACCCATAGCGACGACCAAGTGGCACAGATAGCTGCAAGCATCAAAGAATTTGGATTTAACAACCCGGTCCTCCTCGATGGAGACAAAGGAATTATAGCAGGCCACGGCAGAGTATTAGCCGCCCGGAAGCTAGGCTTAAAAGACGTCCCCACCATTGATCTTGATCACCTATCCGAAAACCAACGTAAAGCCTACATCATTGCAGACAACAAACTGGCGCTCAACGCTGGATGGGATATGGAGATGTTATCCCTAGAGATGGGCGACCTGAAAGAGCAAGAGTTTGACTTATCGCTCCTGGGCTTTAGCGAGGATGAATTAGCCAACCTATTTGTAGACAAGACCGAAGGCTTAACCGATCCCGACGAAGTACCCGAATTACCCGACGATCCTGTAACCGTAGAGGGCGACGTGTGGCTCTTAGGCAAGCACCGGGTAATGTGTGGCGATAGTACGAGTATCGACGCTGTGGAAAAGCTGTTAGACGGTGTGACGCCTGATTTAGTTTACACAGACCCGCCGTATGGGATAGACGAAAAGGGCGATAGGTCGAAAAGGGGCGGGTTAGCCCAAGGCGGTAAGTTTGAGGACTTCAAAGACGACACTACTCAATACGCCATTGACGCTTACAATCTCTGCGAAGCGATGGGTATCAAGCGGCAAGTCTGGTGGGGCGCAAATTACTATTGTCATGCATTGCCGCAAACAAATAACTGGTTCGTATGGGACAAGCGGGTCGAGGATAAGCAGCATGATACTCAGTCAGATTGTGAATTGGCCTGGGTTAAGTCTAAATGGTCAAGTGTCCGTATCTTCCGGCATTTATGGAAGGGGCTTATGAAGGATAGCGAGAGAGGCCAATCGAGGGTCCACCCAACGCAGAAGCCTGTCGCATTAGCGGAATGGGCGTTTGATTATTACAAAGACGTTAAAACGGTAATGGATTTATTCCTTGGCTCCGGGTCTGCATTGATAGCTTGTGAGATGTCTGGCCGCACGATGTACGCGATGGAGTTGATGCCAGAATACTGTGACGTTGCAGTAAAGCGATGGGAAGACTTCACCGGCGAGAAAGCCAAACTTGAGGATAGTGGGGAATTCTTCCCCACTATAAAAGAAGATGACAGCTAAAAAGAAAGCAGCACCACGGCGGAAAGCCGGACAGCCAGCATTCAAGCCAACCGAAGAAGAACGGGAAATGGTTAGGAAGATGACGGCTGTTGGTATCCCGCAGGAAAGCGTCTGCCGGGTTGTTCGCACCGGTATTGATGACAAAACACTCCGCAAGCATTTCCGCCATGAATTAGATACAGCCAAGATACAGGCCGACGCAGTTGTTAGCGGGTCGCTGTTTAACAAAGCGGTCGGTGGAGATACGTCCGCTATTATCTGGTGGGAAAAAACACGCCAAAACCGTCGAGAGGCGGCAACGCTTGAGCATAGTGGCAGCATAGGTGTAGGATTATGGGGCAACAAGCCAGAGTAGGCGATGCTTCGGAGGTCTTTAGGGACTTCCTGCGGCCTAGCCGATACAAGGCCCTGTATGGCGGCAGAGGAAGCGCCAAGAGCCACTTCTTCGCCGAAGCCATGATAGGCAATGCTGCTGATACGAAAGGCTTCCGGGGTGTCTGTATTCGTGAGGTCCAAAAGTCGTTGAAGGAAAGCGCCAAGCGCCTGCTTGAAGATAAGATTTATACAATGGGTTTCGCTTCCAGCTTTCAGGTTATGAATGACCACATCAAATGCCCTGCTGGCGGGATTATTATCTTCCAAGGAATGCAGGACCACACAGCTGAGAGCATTAAGTCGCTTGAGGGCTTTAATATCAGTTGGGCCGAGGAGGCCGCCACGTTAAGCCAGAGAAGTTTAGAGCTTTTACGTCCAACGATACGGACGCCAGGGTCGGAGCTATGGTTTAGTTGGAACCCGCGCCATGCCAGCGACCCGGTTGATATGTTTTTCAGAGGGCTGAGACCACCAAAGAATGCAATCATCTCCAAGATAAACTATGACCAAAACAAATTCTTTCCGAATGAGCTTGATGAGGAACGCGCCCACGATAAGGCTGAAAACCCTGGTCGCTACGCTCATATCTGGCTTGGCGAATACGAACCTCAAGCGGTCGGCGCTATTTGGACAAGGCAGGTGATCCATGACAACAGACGAGCCGACTATCCCGACGATCTCGAACGTATACTGGTCACCGTGGACCCGGCTGTCAGCGACACGGAACGCTCGGATGAGCATGGCATCGTGGTTGTCGGGATCGACAGCGGGGGGCATGGCTACCTCCTCGAAGACGCCAGCCTCCACGGAAGCCCCCACCAATGGGCAACGAGAGCCGTAGCAATGTTTGACAAATGGGAGGCGGACAGTATCATTATTGAAAAGAATCAAGGTGGCGATATGTGTCGGCACACACTTCAGACGATCCGCAAGTCCCTACCAGTTATTGAAGTCCACGCGACCCGTGGAAAGCACGTTAGAGCAGAACCTATTAGCGCATTATACCATACTGGTAGAGTATCGCACGTTGGCAGCTTCCCAGAGCTTGAAGACCAGCTTTGTCTATTCACCTCCAGCGGATGGGCAGGCGATGACGGCAAGTCACCGGATCGAGCGGAGGCAATGATCTGGGGATTTACTGAGCTGTTCCCGGCAATGACGACGACGCGAGGCCGCAGCAGGCCGTCAGCACACAATCATCAAGAGGGAGGATGGCTTGGTGGATAGAATAACGGAGAACGGCTAAATGGCAAATGATAGAAATGACGGCGTAAGCGATCCGATCGTTCGAGATGCACTGGAGCAATTCGAGTACAGTGAGGAGGGGTCCGTCGAGAATCGAGAGGCTTATGAA